TACCAGTACCAGTGCCAGTACCAGTGCCAGTACCAGTGCCAGTACCAGTGCCAGTACCAGTGCCAGTACCAGTGCCAGTACCAGTACCAGTGCCAGTACCAGTGCCAGTGCCAGTACCAGTGCCAGTGCCAGTACCAGTGCCAGTACCAGTGCCAGTGCCAGTGCCAGTACCAGTGCCAGTACCAGTGCCTGTACCAGTGCCAGTGCCTGTACCAGTGCCAGAGCCAGAGCCAGAGCCAGAGCCAGAGCCAGAGCCAGCGACGTACCATGGATTTCTAAAAGTATAAGTATTACCTTTTATAGGTCCAGATGTCCATGTAGGTGTAATGCAATTTCGATAGTTTTGTCGTTCAGTGTTAGCGGCTATGCCAACACGAGTAAATGTAAAAAATTGTACTATATTGCCAATGTCACCTGGTGCTCCCTTATGTACGTGGGGGTCTGTGCTGGCACTGGCCGCCGCTGTATCAGCGGCATGGTAAGCCTTGTTTACTTCCTGTTTAGTAATATTAATGTCAATCGGTACTCCTAATATTTCCCAGGGAGTTGTGTTTTCATAATTATGGTGTCCACCACCTACAATCTTTAAATAATTTCTTATGATTTGTTTACCTAATTTACTATAAATATTTACCTTTCTTCGTGTTTTTGGATTGTAGATTGTATTATACATTTTTTATATATATTATATAAATAAATTTTTTTTTTAATAATATAATAAATTAATATTAATTTTACTAATTATTATAAATATTTACATTTCTTCCGGTTTTTTGGTTTGTGTTATATATAATATAATGATATAAATTTTTTTAATTATATTATTTAATTAACATAAAGAGATTCGGTATTAACATTATCTCTTATAATCATATTTTCAATTTGAGAAGAAATAGATATTAATGGAGTATTATCCAATAATTTAGCCATTTTAGTTACATCTTGAACAATATTATTTATTTTGATTATATCTTTAACAAAATTACCAGAATAAAGATTATATTCTAATATGATTTCATTAAATTCTTTACCATTAGACCATAAATAAACAGGTTCTACCATATTTAAGTATGTTTCCCAATCTAAATCATTATCTATTTGATTATAAGTAATATTATCTAAAAATTTATTTTTTAATTTTTCAATATTATCAACAGTATTAATAATAGAATAAGGTAGATTAGTGCGATGAAGATTAGGTAAATTTTCAACATTTTCGATTTTAGTTGATATAAATATAGCTAAAACGGATACTAATTCTTGTGGTGTTAAATTATCAAAATAACCATTAATAATTGCTTCTGTAAATATTATTCCATTACATTCATTAATTTGACTATTTATAATACCTTTTACTGTAATATCTTGAGGAGAAATATTTTCATAATCATATATATCAATGTGGTTATCAATATAATTATTATCTTTAAGAAATTGTAATATTTTTATTATACTATTATGTATATATCGTGTTGTATAATATAGATCATTATTTAAGTTATTATTTTCATTAATAACAGATTTATATTGTAAATATTTTGAATAAAGTTTTCTAAATCCTGGTTTATTTTCTAGTATATTAGCTTCTTTTTTATATTTTTTTATCATTTTTTGTGAAACTTTAATTAATTCATCTTTATTTGGATTAATTAATTTATCATATTCTATACATATATTAAAATCTTCATTAGGTAATTTAATTTCATTTTTTCTATTTTCAATTTCCATAATTTCTTTATTAATCTCATCATTTAATAATGATTTTTGAATAAACTGCATAATTTGTTTATTACCAGTTAATATAATTTTCAATAAAAATTGAAAATTAGGAGTAAATCTAGATATAATTTTTTGATTTACTCCATTCATAATATTTTTCATATCTTCTGATTTAGGTAAATCATATAAATTAGGTATTAATATAGCAATACCGATAGGATCCATACCTCTTCTTCCAGCTCTACCACTCATTTGTTTAAATTCATATGATTTTAAATATCTAAAATCTCCTTCTGAAAATTTAGTTAAACCGGTATAACATGATACTTTTACAGGGACATTAACTCCTACAGCGAATGTTTCAGTAGCAAATAAGAATTTAATAAGAGGTTTATTTGTACCGTCAATATCTTTATACGACAGCATTTTTTCAATAACTTCTTTAAATAAATGATATACACCAGAATGATGATAAGCAATACCTTTGGTAATTAGTTCTTTTATTTCAATATATTCAGGCATTTTTATTATATTATTATAATTATTGCTTTTTCGTAATTCATTATCAAATATTTTACAAGCGAGACTAGATTCGATATCATCATTAAATGATAAATTTACCATTTTTGAATATTCTTCACATTTTTTTCTTGATAAAGTAAACATTATTGCTGGTAACATATTTCGTTCTTTCAGATATGTACCCAAATCATTAAATATTACCTTTCTTGAAATAAAATTAGAATATTTATTTTTAATTTTTATTGCTTTTTCATATTGTTCGATGTTAAAATTGCCATGCTCATCCATAATTTCTATTAAATTCTTATTAAATATTTTAATAGTATCTTCATCATCAGGTTTTTTTTCAAGATTATCGAATTTAGGTAAAAATGACAAATATATATAATGTTTCAATGGAACAACTCTTTTATTTGTAGATGAAAGCGTAAGAGGTACATTTTTAATATCTTGTATCCATTTTCCAAAAATTTCAGGTTTATCTATTGTAGCAGATAACATTATTAATTGAATATCACTGGGTAATAATATTAAAGATTCTTCCCATACACGACCTCTTTCTTTATTAGCTATATAATGTACTTCGTCGAAAATAACAGCATATACTTCTTGATAAATATCAATTTCAATGGATAATTCCAACTTAGTAGATTTTATCTTTTTGTTATATAGCAAATTTCGAAGAATTTCAGTAGTCATTATAATACAATCGGCATCCGGATTATATTTTATATCACCAGTTAATAATCCAAAATTAATATTTTTAAATTTTTTTGAAAATTCGTTAAATAGACAATTGGATAGTGCTTTAATAGGACTTGTATATATAATTTTTCTTTTATTTATAGATTTATCAAGATTTGCAGCTTTTTTTATTATATGTTCAGCTACCAATGTCTTCCCACAAGCGGTAGGTGCTACTACCTCGACATTATTACCTTTTTCTAAAGCATCTATTGAATGTTTTTGAAAATTACTTAAATTAAAAGAATATTCAGAAAAATCTAATTTACCATTATATTCATCAGTACATATATTAATCATATCTAAATATTATTATTATTAAATTTTTAGATAGAAATATTATTATTAATATTTATAAGTAAAAAATTTATTGATAATATATAGAAAATCAATATATTTATTTACTTAAAGTTATTATAATATTATATATATATATTATAAATAGTATGATTAATTTAAATGAAACTACAACATTTAATTATATAGATTTACCAATTTTGATACTATCAGTATCATATCTTGGTTTTTTATTTTCGTCAGGATATAATTTTATAAAAAATTATAATAAAAGTAAAAAAAAAAAAGAAGTAATAATTATTAGAGGTGTACCAGGGTCAGGTAAAAATTTATTAATATATGATTATGAAAAATATACAGATGATAATTTTTTAATATGTTCAACTGATGATTATTATAAACAAGATGGTACATATAATTTCTATAGAAAAGAAGTTAATAAAGCAGAAAGATATTGTTTTCAAAAATTTCATGATGGTTTAAAATTTAATATACCTAAAATTTATATTGAAAACAATAATAATAAATTATGGATGTATGCTAATTATATTAGCTTAGCATATGCATATAATTATAAAGTTACTATAATTGAAATATGTTGTCCAGATGAAGAGCATTTACATTATTTTAATAAACGAAGTATTCATAATCCACCTTATTCCTATAGTAAAAATATTTATATTGATTGGGATGAAGATGATAATTCTATTAAATTAGAGCCTTATTTGGGAAATTTTAAAGGACCATTACCAGGAGATTCTTTACCAGCATATCCACCAATTACAAAAAAACAATTAGATAATGAATTAGATAAGTATCGAGAGCAAAATTTAAATGAAGAATGTATAATTAATTCGGATGACGAAGATGAAAATGATTATTCAAAAAATAGTGAATTAGAAAGTTATGATATTATTGATATGATAGATAAAAATGATATAAATGAAGTTAATAAACGAAATATTTATATTAATAGATCATTTAATGATAATACAATTAGTCTAACTTTAGGTAATAAGGAACAAGAATATTATTTAAATGAAATAATAAATTATACTATTTAAAAAAAAATATTTATATTTATATTTAAAAAAATAATTTGATTCAGTATTAATCACTATTATTTACAAATAAATGATTAATACTAATGAAAAAAAAAAAAAATTAGTAATAAAAAAAAATAAACTACCAAAACCTTTAACTAATAAAAAAGATATTGAAAAAAAAATAGTAAAAGAAACTAGTATTAAAGAATTAGAATTAGATTATATAAGTGATGATGATGATTTTTCAGAAATTTCTAAAAAAGATAAAATTAATTTCGAATTATTGAAAAAATTAACACTTTTTAATAAAAATACTGAAGTAAAAAATTTAGTAAATGAAATAGTAAGTGATGATTCAGAGAGTGATAATGAAGATATAAATAATAATCTAATTAAAGATTGTGATATAGATTTTGAATCAATTATAAAAGATACTATATCAGGAAAAACAATTTATTATGATTATAATAAAAATATAATATATGGTAGTAATTATAAAATAATAGGAGAAATTAATGAAGATGGTGAAATAAATTTAGATGATGATATTGAGAATGACTATGAAGAATTAAAAAAATCGGAATTTTCAGATTCTGAATCGGAAAATGAAATAATAGATGAAAGAAATTAAAATTTGATTAAATATATAAAATTATATTTTTATATTAATATGGAAAATACAACAATATCTCCTAATATCAAATTTAAATCCTCATATAATGATATTACAAAAGATATAAATATTAGTCCAATTATTAATTCAAGTAAAGATTTATCAAATGAATGTCAAAAAATAAATACAGTAGATTTAAAAAGATGTAATCATCCAGAATGTAATAAAAAATTGAAATTAACTGATATAAAATGTAGATGTGGATTTAAATTTTGTGCGGAACATCGTTACTCTGATATACATAATTGTACTTTTGATTACAAAAATATGGGAAAAATTGAATTAACTAAACAAAATCCAATAGTTAATTTTTCTAAATTAGAAAAATTGACTTAGAAATATAAATTTACTAATTATTATTATTATACAATCAAAATAAAATTGATTAATATTTTTTATTTTTTTTCTTTAAATAAGAATGAAAAATATTGTTTATATAGTCTTAAAATATGATATAAGTTATTCAGATATACCAGTAATATCTGTATATAATAGTATTAATAAATCAAAAAAATATATTATTAATGAAGTTGATAATTATTTAAATTATAATATTAATGATAATTTAATAAATCAACAAGAAATTAACACATGGAAATTGATACAATTAGATAAATATAAAGCTTTTTTAGACAAATATGATCTTCTATATTATTATGGTGAATATAAAAATTTTTATGATGTATTAGAAGATTATCAAATAAAATTTAAAATTGAAAAACATGAAATATTCTAGTAAAACATATTTAGCTTATAAAAAATCATTACATAAAATTTTTGATTTATGATTAAACAATACGATATTCAAATAATTTTTTTTTAGACATATATTTATTTTATTTTTAAATTCTAAATTTTTATCAAAGATATTATCATTTTTGTCATTTTTTATATCTAATGTAATAATAATACCTTTATTATTACTAATATTATTTAATTTAGTCTTTTCATTATTATTTTTATTAATATTAATAATAAGATGAGTATAAGGTATTTTATAAGAATTAAATATACTTTCTTGAATATTGGAAATTATATTAGAAGCTAAAAAATGGTCAAAATAATTTAATTCATTAATTTTTATTCCTTTAAATTTGACTAACTCTAAATTAGATATTTGAATTTCATATTTAATCTTTTTTGAATTAGATAAATCTAGTGATATTGGAATAATATCCAATTTTATAAGATTATTTTTAGCAAAATCATTATCTATAATTGTTGAAATCGATAATTTATAATTATTTTTATTTTTATTTACTTTTATTATTAGTTTTTTAATTATTACATTACCAATAATATTAGATTTAGTATCAATTATAATAGGTAATTTTTCATTAATTTTAGTATTAAAATTTTTTATAGACTTAATTTGGTAATCAAAAATATTACTTATAAGGTACGGCATTTTTTCATAAGAGTCATAAACTTTATATTTTTTTATTATTTCATTAATATTTTGAAAATCAAAATTATTAATGAAATTTTCATTTAAACTATCTATATTAGCAAATTTTAATTTGATAGTACTACTTATAATTATAATACTAAATAGTATAGATGATAATTTCATTTATTATATAAACATTAATAATAACTTAAAATCAAATTTATTTATTGATATAAATAAATGATATATGTTTCATATAGATTTGACGATGGTGATATAACTCAATATAATGTTGGTTTTAGTACATTAAAAAGATTAAATCAAGTAGGTAGTTTTTATATTATAACAGATAAAATAGGATCTAGTGGTTTTATGACAGTCGAAAATTTAAAAGATATTTATAAAAATGGTAGCGATATAGGAAGCCATTCATGCTCGCATAATGATAATTGGATAGATAGTAATAATTTTATAATAAAAAAAGAAATATTAGATTCAAAAATGATTTTAAGAAATTTAGGTTTTAAACCTAAGATATTTTGTTTTCCTAAAATGAATATGAACACAAAAACCGAAAATTTTGCTCGAGATAATTATATTGCTATATTTAAAAATTATTCATCTGATAGAATTATAAAATTAAATAAAAATTATATACCATCATATCCTACAAAATTTGGAATACAAAAAATACATGATCTATTAAGCAGAAAAAGTGATATAGATGTTTGGTTAGTAATAACTTTTCATAAAATCACAAATTATCCAACAGAATATGATATAACTCCAGAAGAATTTGTAAATATTTTATTATTAGTAGATAATGGAGTAAAAAATAATACACATATAAATCTTACAGTTGAAGAAGGATTTGAATTATTTTATAATAAAAAAACATAGATAAAAAGAATAAACTATAATAAAATTCTAATATAATTTCTATTAAAACCTATATCATTATCTAACTCTATGTCCCAAACATCACTTTTACGGATATTATCAGGACATTTAACTTTAAATTTTAGAATATAATCATTCCATATCTCATCATGAAATTCATAAAAATAATCAAATATTAAAATTAAATGATTAATAGGATAAGCAATTAATATTACATTACCATTATCTAATTCATGTATCATATCTATCTTATTTTGATTTTTCATATATTCAGCATTTAATTGCATATATGTTCTATAAAATCTAGCTAAACCATTTCCCGGTGATATACCCCAAGGTTCAGCTCCATCTCTCTTACAATTAAAGTATACTCCTCCTTCTATACTAGTTTCTAATGCATAATTATATAATTCATCCGGTTTAGATTTAGGATAAATAATAGATAATACCATTGCTAAACAAGCTATACTACAGTCTTGCCCCCCCTTTTGTCTTATGTAAATAGGTTCATGTATTTCAGGTCTTGATGATGAAATAATAGTATTTTGAAAATCTTTTATAGAATGTTTTTGTTCTTTACGATCTATATTATAATAATAATTATCGTTATAAATATCAATTTTATTATAAATATCTTCTTCTTGCTTTTGTTTTGCTATTTGGATTATTTTTTTTTTTTCTTTTCTTTTGGTATTTTTATTCCAATTACCTCCTAATTGGTATACATAGTTTTTTATTATATTTAGACCGTTATTTGAATAAATATTGACATTTTTTTGTGTTTTAAGATCAACAATATTTAAATATTTCATTTTATTATTTGGATTATTATCCTGTATATTTAAGTATCCTCCTAATTTATTTTTCCATAAAGACTTATCTCTACATTTTATCATTTTTTCTCTTAGATACATTACCATAGATAATCTATTATAAATCCAATCATTTTCTGTATCAATTTTTTTATTATCTCCAAAAATTTTACCATTATTATTATTAATAAATTCAGTATTACAATGCCATTCATGAACATTCATTGCAAGATAGTCTCCTGTTCTTGTATCAACACATACTCCATATTGGGGAAATCCAAGATAACAACCATCATATGTATTTTTATTATTAGGATCTTCTATTACTATTAAGTTTCCAAAACCCTCCTTTAAATCTCCTGCATCTTTATGCAAACCTGTCCTCCAACTATAATTTATAGTAATAGTGCTGTATGCAGTATTAGGTATAGTAAAATTAGGTGTTAATGATGCTTTATATTTTTGTATTTTATGTCTTTTTGGTACTAGTTCTTTAAATAGATTATCGCAGTATTTTATAAAAGGTAAACTTTTTTTCCATAATTCAGGATTTTTTTTGTTAAAAGCTGTTAATCGACATGGAGCACCTTTACCTTTTAAATTTCTATCAGGTACATCAAAATAACCTACAATATTAGATTGTGATAAATTACTTGTAGCTTGTTTGCTAAGAATATTACTAGTATTAGATATAAATCCTGTTCTAAATTTACCTGGATTAACAAATTCTCCTATATAATTGGGCATTTTATTTCGATCTAAAATTCCCGAAGCGGCACCTCTATTTTCATGTTTTTTTTTTGAAGCTTCCAAAAAAGATTCTAATCCTAAATCTGTTAAATTTTTAGGAATAACATTTCTTCTGATCTTTAATAATAGATTTTCATCTTTTATACTTTCTTTATAAACGTCATAGTCACCATGTTTTAGAATATATCGGTTTTTTCCTTTATAATGATCTTCATCAAAATATTCACCTTCTTTATTTTCGATCTCATCATCTGATAATATTTTATTAACAATTAAAGTCTTAACCATTATAATAATAATGTATAATTTTTTAGAATTATTATTTTTAAAGATTTTAGAAATTTATAATCTATATTAATATTAACATGTATTCTAATAAAAATAAATACAAAGAATTATTAAAGTTAATATCTGATAATATATCAAATAAAAAACATAAAAAGTATGTGATAAACAATCTAGATGATTTAGCAGATAAATTCTGTCATTTATCAAAAATAATTAATAATTTATCACATATAATCGTAAATAATGATATATCTTACAATGAAAAAGTTAATTTAATATCTAAAAATTTATCATTTTCAACTAAACAATCACAAAAAATTATGAATATACTTAAATTAGATAACAATGATATAAAATATATAAATCAAAAAGGCGGTTTTAATGAGGTAGATATAAAAAAAACAGAGGATATTTGTAAAAAATTAAAAGTTCCATCATTTTCTATTAAATCTATATTAAGTATTCCTGGTAATTTATTTTTATACTTAAAAGATTGTATATCTAAAAAAGATTTTAAAGAACCATTGGATTTTGTTTATATTTTCTTATTTATATCAGCTTCAGTACCATTTGCTATAGGATTTTGGTCCGATTTTATTATTATTTGTAAAGCATTAATGGATAAGAGATATTTTCTTGCTACTATGGTTACTTGTACATTATATATGTCTATGTGGGTATTACATATCTTTGATGTTGGTTTATTATTCAAAATTTTATATGCTTTAGACAATTATTCATATATGAATTATAGTAGAGTAAACGATAATATAAATACAGATAATAGAAATAGTAATAAAAATAATAAAAATAATAATATAGATATCATTGATAATAATATTAAAAATTACAATGATATCGATTCTATACCAAATAGTAGTTTAACAAAAATAACAAAAAAAAAGGTGCAGAATTAAATACTGATAAGCTACTTTTACTATCTACAATTTAATAAACATAAATTTATTTTACTAATTACTAAAATTATATACTTATATATATATGGATAACTCAAAAGTTGCAATACCTGGTATTACTATTAATCCAAAATTAAAAAAAATATTTACGATAATTGGAGCATTTATATTAGTTCTTACTTTATTAGATGGTAAACATTTAGGAATAGAAAAAAAGGATGAAAGAAACTTTATAAAAAAAATTATAAATAGAATATATTTTGCTATGGTTACTTCATCAACAGTAGGATACGGTGATTATAGTCCTAAAACTGCTATTGCTAAATTAATTGTTTCTGTATTTTTAATGTTAATGATTGCTGGAATATTATCCTAATATGATATTTATTAATAAAATATTATGTTTATAATAAATATTAGTTTTATTTATCAATAAATAAATAAAACTAACATATAAATAGGTAACAACTTCCCAATATTGTGTATGTTATATATAGAGTATATGCTATTTATGGTGTTTACAAATATGTTTAAGACTGGATTTATGAGGTTTAAAAAAACCAAAAAAAGTTCCCCTTCATTTTCGTTTTCGTTTTCAAATTTTCCAAAATTTAATTTCTCTCTCTGGATTTAAAATTTAACGTTTAATATTTTTATACCGGTTATTTTGTTATTTTTGTTATTTTTTATAAATATTTAAAATTAAATATGAATATATAGTATAAAATGATATTTAATTGTAGACGTTGTGGACATATTGAAAAACATAAAGGTAATTTTTTAAAACATTTAAATAGGAAGACTACGTGTAAACCAATTTTAGAAGATGTGGATATTGAAACCTTAAAAGATGAACTGGAAACAAAAAGCGTTAAAAGTTTGTTAAAAGTCGTTCCAGTCGTTGAAACTGTCGTTCCGGTCGTTGAAGAAAAGAAGACTCAGTATATTTGTACAGGTTGTAAAAAAGAGTTTAAAAATAATAAATATCTTAAGCAGCATATTAATAGATACGGATGTGAAAAAAAAATTATAGAAGATATTAAAGTAGCTCAATTAGAAGAAAAATTAGCACAAAAAGATGCGGAAATGGCACAAAAAGATAAAGAGATGGAAATTCTTATAGGATATACTAAAGAACAAATGGATTTTATGAAAAAACAGATAGAAATATTAATGAAAAAAGCAGGAAATACTACGAATACTGATAATAGTACAACTAACAATAATATTAATAATAGTACTAATATAGAAAATCAACAAATAAATATTCATATAAATGGTTTTGGTAAAGAGGATTTAAGTTATATAACAGATAGACATTTTAGAGAATGGTTTAATGGACCATTTTCAGCAATACCTAATTTAGTAGAATATATTCATTTTAATCCAAAAAAGCCACAGAATTGGAATGCTAAAATACCAGACGATAAAACTTCTAAAGCTTTAATATATAATGCGGAAAAAGAAATGTGGGTAAAAAGAGAAAAAAAGGAGGTAATAAATGATATGGTTGAAAAAAGTTACAATATGTTAGATACTAATTTTGAAATACAAAAAGAAGCTAAAACCTTAGATGAAAAAGGAAAAAGAAAGTTTGAAAATTTTATGAAAATATATGATAAAGGAAATAAACAGCTAGATAAACGATACGAAATAGAAATAAGAGAAAAGTTAATGAATTTCAAAGAATATCATATTAAGTTATGAATAATATACTTTATAAATATCATCGACTATAGTATTACATATTGGACAAGATTTATTAATATCCATTATTTTGGAAGAACAATTTTCGCATAAACAAATATGACCGCAAGGAATAATAATATGAGTTTTTGGTCCATTTAGACAAATAGGACAATTATTATTCTGATTATTTATGTATTCTTGATTACTTATTTCATTTAATTTAATTCTTTTTTTTTTTATTTTATATTCTAATATACCTAATGTTTTTCTTAGATTTTGTATATGCTTATAATATACTTCTGTTTCATAATTATTTATTATTTCACTAAAATATTCAATGTATTTTATATTTTTTATAATATCATATACTTTATTTTGATTTTTTAAGTATGCTATAAAAAAAAAAAATGTATCTATTAATTCTTCCTTTGAAATTGAATTAAATAAAATTTTAATATTTTGATAATTGTTATATTTTTCTAAATATTTTAGTAAATATTTTTCTAAAGTACATTTATTTTGTTTACTAAATGATAAATATTGTATAATTGATTCAAATATATCATTTATAGTATTATTCGAATTAAATATATTATTTATTGTAGTATATATACTAGAATCAAAATTAGTATTGATGTAATTATTACAAGTTATATTCTGAGTATTTATACTTTCATTATTAAGTGGATTATCAATTAGTACATTAATATTTTGATTTTTAATATTATTAGTATAAATATTTTTTATATTATCATTCATTTATATATAAATATAATATTATTTATATTTAGAATTGAAATTATATAAATATAAATATAATTGATAGATATATTTATGTTTAGAAGTGTAGCAAAAGATTTTGTGAGAAATTTTGTTAAACCTAGCGTTAAACGTATAGAAATAAATAAAAAAATGGATACAAATTATATTAAAACTATATTTGATAATGGATATATGGGAATTGAAGTTCCAGAAAAATATGGTGGATTAGGTGCGTCATTTAGAGATTCAATTGATATAATTAAAGAAATTTCTAAAATAGATCCAACTACCAGCTTATTAATTGATATTCAAAACACTTTAATTCATCCTATAATGAAGAAATATGCGTCAGATTATCAAAGAGAAATGTATTGGCATAAATTGGCTACAACTGATATTGGATGTTTTGCTTTATCTGAAATAAATTCTGGTAGTGATGCTTTTTCAATAAAAACAAAAGCGGTATATAATAATGATAATACTTGGACTATTAATGGATCAAAAATGTGGATATCTAATTCTGATCATGGTAATTATTTTTTTGTATTTGCTCAAACTGATCAAAAATATGGTAGTTATAATGGTATTAAATGCTTTATTGTACATAGAAACAATTATGGAATAGAAATAGGAGATCCTGAATCTAAATTAGGTTTAAAGGGATCCGGTACATGTCCATTATATTTTGACAATTGTATTGTTAGTAACAATAATCTAATTCCATATCCTGGATATAAAATTGCTATTGAAACACTTAATATTGGTAGGATAGCAATTGGTGCACAAATGATTGGAATTGCTGTTGGTGCTATGGATATTACATGGCCAATATTACAAGAAAGAAAACAATTTGGTTTACCAATTTATGAATTTCAAAGTGTTAGGCATAATTTCTCAAAAATGAGAGCAGAGATATTGGCATTAGAATCATTATTAGATAGATGTGTATATTTGTACGAAAAAAATGAAAATTATTTAATTGAAGCTTCTTCTTTGAAATATCTATCAGGAAAATTAGCTCAAAGTATTACTTCAGAATGTATTGATCTTGTAGGGGGAATAGGTTTTACTGAAGATCTACTACTTGCTAAATTGTATAGAGATTCCAAAATAGGTTCTATTTATGAAGGAACAAATAATATACAATTAGAAACAATAGGTAAGCAAGAATATATTTGTATATAAATTATGTCAATATCTATAATAAATTATTTATTTTTATGGTAACATACATTTATTAGGATTTAATCTATCAATTTTACATTTGGGTGACATTTTAAAAGATTTTATTTTACTATCTTTGGGAACTATATTTAAAACACATTTAGATTTTTTACCATATAATGAATCAACACAACCTTTTTCTAATACAATACTTTCACCAAGTTGTTCTGACTTATTTTTATCTTCTAAACATCTAGCTCTAAAATGTTCATATCGAATTTTAGCCTCGTCATAAGTTAAATCTGACCTTTTACCCAACATTTGATTAACTTCTTCATGTAGATCATATATAAATTTAGAAAATGTATCTCTATTTTTAAAAACTTTTTTTGAAAATTTTACTTTGCTTAAATTATTGAAAAAATTATCTCTACAATGTCTACAAGGTAATACTTTTTGTAAAGATAATAAATAATTTTCATAATTTATTTTATCTTGCTTAGTAGGTTTTATTGGATAATTAAAACTCATTGTATGTAAAAAATGCCACATACTTGGTCCCCATACAGATGTAAGCATTCCATCTGAACTGTTAAAATCTGACTTTGAAAAAATTTCAGACATAATAATATTATAAAAGAAATTTATTTTTTATTAGTATTTTGAACTAGATTCATTTATATTTTTTTTTTTTTTTATAAATTATTAAAATAAAAAAACATTATGAATGATATAACTATAATATGTTTAATAATATATTATATCATAAATTATTGATAATTAGTTTTTATAAAAATAATAATATAAATTTAAATGATTTATGTAAAATTTATAGAATTTCAAAAGAATCATTATATAAATGGATAAAAAGATATGATGAATTACAAGATTTAAAAAAAAACAATGTAAAAAATGAATTAGTAAAATTAACAATAATAAATTATTTTAAATCAAATAAATCAATTAATTATAAGGATTTAGCTTTAAAAAATAAAAAATGTATTAAAAAAAATAATAGTTATAACTAATAAAATTCAAATAATTTTTTTAAATTTTCAAATTTATTTTTAAAAAAATTGGTAATATATTGAATCAATGTTTGTAATATATTAGAAGGTTTATTATGATGATTATATTTTTGTTCATAACTAGATTCTTCTTGAGATTCTGTTTCTATATGAATGTCAGATAGAGCTTCTGATTCAGATATATTTATATTATCTAATTCAAATTGTGATTCAATTTCTGGTTCTGTAACATCTTCTTCTAATTGAATCTCTATTTCTGGCTCGGGTACATCATATAATTGATGATCTATTTTAGGTTCAATTAAATCTTCCAATTCAAGTTGAGATTCAGGTTGAGGTAAATATTCTGATTTTTGTGTCAATGATCTCATAATCATATCTAATTGTTTATTACTACATTTAGTTAAAATAAAATTTATAAATTCATATATATCTATATTTTTAGATTTGATATTTATAGCATTAAATATTTTATTTATTTCATTTTCATCTAAATCAGGATATATATTATGTAATTCATGTTTTGATAAGTGAGTACTTATTTTATTTTGATTATTACTTGATTTTAATAAATTATCAAATAATAATTGAAAATGGTAGAATAGTGTCCTATTACCAATTCCGTTTTGAAAATCTCTATTTATGTAATAAATTTCATATTCTTCATATATGTTACTATATAAAGGAGGATATTCAATAATATTCATAATGGTTATATAAAAATGGTCTTTGTCAAAAGCAATCATTAATAATATTATCCTATAAATTATTCTATTTTAAAAAAATAATTATGGATTATTAAAAAATAGGTTTTAAATCTCATGAATTATATGATTGTAATTTTTTTTTATACATAGATAATTCTTTAAATGATTCTAAAAGATCATTTTGAGTGATAGAAATTTCATTAATAATAGAAATATAATTATTATTCATGATATAAACTATGTTGAGAATAAAATTATATCTAAACTTAAAGATAAAAATAATAAATGCAATTATGAATAAATTAACTAAAGCAAAAAATACAGGTATTGGTGCTGTAGAAATAGGTCAAAATTATGTAGGTCGAAGACATATAAGATTTGATAATAATGGAAATTATCCTTATGGTTCAATTGAATACATAATGAATGAGTTAGATTTATTAAAGAAAACAGTAGATAATTTACTATAAAAATAACTAAATAATATCAGAATAACTATTATTATTAATATCATCATAGGTATTAATCATTCTATTAATATATTTATTAGAAGTTCTTTGTTTAATATTATTTTGTTTAATATTATTTTGTAATATCTGATTATTTCTTAATATTTGAGCCTCAGCTTTAAATTTAAATAATTGATAATACAATTTATTATTATTTAATTTGTAAATTTTATTTTTACTTTGTAAATATTTTATGAGATTTTCATTTTGTATAATTGCTTCATTTAATGCCATTTTATCTTCATTAATTTTATTATATTGGATTTTATTAAAATTAATATTATTTAGTAGTGATCTATTATAAGCAAAAGTGAAAATTTCTTGAACACAGTATGGACATTTATTGTTGCTAAGATTAACAGTACAAAATTCACATATATTATGTCCACACGGTATTAATATTTGTGGTTTATTTATTTCATAGTTATAATTTTCATAACATATCATACATTTTGTATCATCCATATAAGATAATAAATATAAATTTATATTTTCTGGTCTATATTTTTTTTAAATATAAATTTATTTTGCCTTTCTACCTTACAATTACAATTTCTTTTTTATTTATTTAGTCAAAATTTTATTTCATAATATATATTTTTATTAAATAAAATTAAGCTTAATTACGAGTATCTTAAATAGACTTAAAGGTTATTTTTTATGTTTATTTAAATTTAAGTAAATTATAAATTAACATATAAATGACAGATGAATCTAGTAGTGTAAGAAATGATAATGATGCTCCTTGGACTGAGTCAATTGAGCTAACAGTTAAAGATTTTGGCGAAAAATCAGGTATATTGCGACTATTACATAAAGAACAAAGATACTCATTATCAAAAAAAGATGCATATATAGTAATACCAGCCATAATAATTCAGGTAGTTGTATCAGCAATATTAAATATTGAAAATTTCAAAGATAATAATAGTTTACATTCTATCTTGTCGATTCTTAATATAGTTTCAGCAGTGTTGTTTACTATAAGTAAATATTTAAAATTTGCGGAATTAAGTAATGAACATAAAGTAGCAGAATTAATATATGGAAAAATTCATAGAAGAATTATATCAGAATTATCTATTTCAAGAGAATTTAGAACTCCCGCATTACACTTTCTAAAAACAATTAGAACATCTTTTGATACAGCTAATGAAAGATGTCCTAATATCAGTAAAAAAATAATTATCAAATTCATGAAAAATGAAAAAATAGCAGATAATATAGCATTACCAGATATTTGTTCAGGTATTTGTGAAATAAAAATAGCATCAATTATTAATGAAGAATATTGTTTGAGACATCATTTTTCAAGTATAAGAAAAAATAATAGTGATAATCCTAGTGATTATCATCAAACTGTTGATCAAAGCCATATTGATCATATGATAGTATAATAAAATATTAAACAATATAATAAATTTGATAAAGAGAAAAATTAATTATTATTATAATAAGAGAAATGTTTGCTTACGAAAATGGTACATTAAAAAAAACAATAAAAAATTTTTTAGATCCTATTGATATAAATATGAATAAAGAAAGGTTTGAGCATGAAATTTATGAAATAATGAAAAAAATATTTGGTAGAACATATCATAAATTTTGTAATTTAATAATAACAGATAATAGATTAATTATAACTAATTTATATTGTAATAAAAACCAGATATCAATATATCAATATGATAAATGTTCGAATCTTATTTTAGATATTGTCTATAATAATTATTCAGTTAAGTTTGAATTTTATAAAAATAATTTATTTCCTTTTCATTTGCCATCAGAAATAAAATTGAATAATAAAAATTATCTTTCTGTAATAAGAAATATCAATAAAAATTTTTTAGAATTAATCGGAATAGGTAATGATATAAAATGTTTATGTTGTGAAAGTATTATTTGTTCAAATAATTGGTCGCCTACAATAAAAATAGTTTCAATATTAAATGAAATAGATAAAAATATAAATTATAAATTGTTATATATTTATTATTTACATTTAAAAGTTATTACAAGAAAATACCTAAATAGCGATTTAGAAAAAACAATTTTATCTTATTTGATATGATTAAATACTAAAATTGTTATAAATAAATAATAATTTTAATAATTACAAAAAAATTATGTTTAATGTGAAGAAATTTTTATTTTATTTATACATGTGATTTAGTTTTTTACATGATATTTATACATGTGATTTATTTTTTTTACATGATTTTAGATTTTAGTAATATAAATGTGCAAAACAGATTTTGAATGACATTAACGTAATTAATGATTATATTATATATTTTTTTTTTATTATTACTTATTTAGTAATATTCATTTTATAATATATGCTCTATCGCATTGTTAATTTTTATTATCTAAGTCTAATAGCCTAGTAATATCCTTCGATCATCGTCGTTGTAGTTGCTAATATCTAAGTCTTTTTGCTTAGTATTATTAGTCTTAGTCATAGTCATAGTTGTCATCTTTGTCTTTGCCTTTGTAGTCGTCGTCTTTGTAGTCGTCGTCTTTGTAGTCGTCGTCTTTGTAGTAGTCTTTGCCCAGTTCATTGAAATGATTTTGCTATTAATAGCATTGTTCCAGTTCTATATAATAGTTCGTTCATATATTGAGTTCTATTTTACCTGCAGATACACGTATTAATATATATAAAATAATCCAAATATTTATCAGTATATTTAGAATATAAATTAGTATATAAAAAATTTGTTATATTGAAGAACATTTATAATTAAAATATTATTTATATTTTAATATAAATATTCAACAATATTAATAATTATAATCCTATTAATTCAGAATTATAATTTTTTTTTTTTTCAGATTGGTTACTATATATTTCCATATATATATTTAAATGATTTGTTTGCTGTATCCAATCTTTTTTTTTTTTATATATATATTTATTT